ATCCAATCAAATGCGTCATTGCTCAATCCCTTGCCATATCTGGGATTTCGCATATAGTCCAACAGCACGTTGGCTGGATTGTTGTTGAAACTCACGGTCTCATTCTCGTATAACACTGTGTGATCTTCCACTTCTGGTATGATGATCTCCACGAGATTGTAGAATGTGGTGTTGAATGTGCCCGCGGTGTAGGGATCAGCGGTGTTTGAAAAATCAATCTTGTAATCTCCAGCGGCCAAGTTGAAAGTGTTCTCGTAGGTGATGGTCTTCTGTTTGACACTGCCACCTATGGTGCCCAGTATGGTGTTGGCTCCACCTGAGATGAATCCCCCACCTGAATCCGTCAAGTTCATGGCATTGTTGAAATTCACACCCGCGGATGTTGAAGTTGTGGTTATGGTTCTCACTATCTTAACGTCTGCTGTGGATGTTAATGTGAATGTGATATCATTGTCCAGTGTTGAAACTGTGCTGGATTGATTGGTGTATGACTTGTATAATGTGGCCGTGGTTTCCTGTAGGTTGAAAAAGCCTGATGAAGTTCCTGATTGTCCTGTTATTGTGCCTATGCTGGCTGATGAATATCCTGTCACGAGATCAAATATCTTCTTGCCCTGTAGGGTGACCTTGACGTTGGGGATACCACCTCCATATGGATTGTTGTCAGCGTCTTCCTGTTCCTTGATCTTCTTCCATCTGAATCTACAAGCGATATAGCACAATCCAGAAAGTTTGTGATCTGATGTCCAACCTGGTGCTTCCTGTAGCAATGATGAACTGACCTGATCGTCCCTGCCATCAAAGAATTGAACTTTCAATCTGTTTTCTGCTGAGTATGGTGAAGTTGAAACATCTGATTCAACACCGTGGGCATATGAATTTGGTGTGACCACTATGTCATCAATCAATAATTGTGTGTAGCCATTGCATTGTCCCTCTGACAGCACATAGGCCACGTATAGGTATTCATTGCCTGATCCATTGGTTGAAACGAAAACCCTGTTTCCACCCACCATACGTGTTCCATACACAATGGGCACATTGGTTATACCTGAATCCTTGTTTAAGAGAACACCTTGTATGCCCTCGTCCTGTGATACCTGTACATCTGGCACTGAGATATCAAGACCAAACGGTGATGTGAATATTTTAACGATTCCTTCAACGATGTTACCCAAGAAACTGAATGCTTTCCTTAGGATACCTCCACCACCCTTGTTATGCACACACCAACCGTCCGCGAAATAACTTTGATCACCATCAAGATAGAAATTATACAATGGCATCTCTGGATCATGGGGTTGTGTGCTTTCAATTGAGTTTAATTCTGTGAATTTGCCATCTTTGAACACCTGGCTACCAACAGTCAATGAGCCAGTCAATTGCTTGAATAATGCTTCTCCGTCCTGTTGCTTGGTGTGTTCTGGATTGATGGATTGCCAACCCTTGTCTGTCCAGAATGGATGTTCTGATGTGACGAAATATTTTGATCCATTGAATGAATACAGTTCTCTGTTGCCCAACTTGGTCCAATCCAATTGTTTGACTTCATTGACACCTTCCAATCCCTGGACCTTGTCTCCCACTTTGACATCTTGTATGTTGCGTAGGCCTCCATCAGCCATCAAAATTTTAGTATCTTTTATGAAACAACTTCCACCACCCATTACATCAACATCTTTCTATATTGTTCATTCATTTTTTCATATCGCATCACTTTCATCAATTTTGCGATCCTTTCATTCTCATCACCAAAACCATAGTTGAAACGAATCTCCACTGCTCTCTTCTCAATGGCCCATTGTTGTAGGGCCTTGAACAATTTTGCCACCAACAAACCCTTACGATGTTCAGGTTGTATGTAAGTGAAATAGTCATTGGCAAAGAAATCATAATTGTAATCGTATTGGATCAATCTCACAGCACTCATGCCCACTATCTTGTCTCCAAACTCAATCACGAACGCTGTCTCATAAGGTGAATCCACCCCTTGTAGCCATTGATCCCTGATCCTCTGTACGTCATAGTAGAGATAATTGAATCTGGATTCTGTGAGGCATTCCCTGCCCAACTCAATCAATTGAGGTATGTCCGCTTTGACGAATTGTCTGATCTTGGGTCTCACTATCATATCACTTCCCTCTCATAGATGGTAGAAATCTGTCGTGTCTGATCAAAACTTTTCACATGATCACTGAAGTATGGCAATGAATCATCAAATCTTATGCTGTCATAACCATTGGTGAAAGCATAATCTTCAATGTAGGCATATATCTTGCTGATGTTGTCTGTTGATCTGTGTTCTGCTGTGATGTAGAAGAAATCTATGGACAATTTCTTTTGATCGTTCCATAACATCTCATTCTGTGAGCAGATAACGAATCCCACCATATGATCATCAACAAAAATGCCCCTGGTGACGTTGCCAGGCATCACGAATAAATTTTTAACTTTGAAATTGAATTCCATCATGTTGAATTCCTGTACTCCATACAATTCTTTGACCGCTAATTTGGCCAATTCCAATCCTGTGTTGTAGTGCGAAGTTGATATGGCTTTGATGTCTATGGTCTGCCCCATCTGATGTCCTTTACAATTTGTGGTGAGAAGTCCATGCCCTTGTCATTGGGAAAAAACAAGTTCTGTGATGCGGGATTGGTCCTCCTACCATTGGTTCTGTTGAAATCTGCGAAGAATGATGCCACTGAAAGTGTCACATTGGCACTGCCCTGTTCTTCCTTCAAGGTCCATCCTGATATCCTTCCATCAAATATGGTAAAAACATCATCATCCGTGAATGAATAATCTGAGTTCAATACCAATCTATACAGCACCACTCGTCTGTCTATGAAATCATTGTTGATCAACACTGCCACCATTGTGGGATCCACTGCGGTGAAACTCAATTCCAGTGTTCCAACCCTTAGGTCTGAATTTTCAATGATGTCTCCATAGTTTAAGAAAAGTCCCTGTGCCAAATATGTTTGCACACCTGATTCTGGTGCTGTGGGACTATCATATTGTAGGTTGATGTTGGTTGTTGTGAAATACAAAGGTGTTGAGAAATGTAATTCAATCAAGTCAGCAACGAATACTGACTTACCTGCTAATTTGGTCTGTAGTGCGGCTGGTATGTTTCTGGTCATTATAACTCCTCACGAACACGAATTTCATACCTGTAGAAGCCATCTGCCTGTAAGGTATAACCCACCTCATCTTTTTCAAAGAACACCCTGAACGGCACTGAATTGTAAGTGATGGTTGTGGCACCACCCGTCACTGATTCCACCAAAGGTGGATAGAATTTTAAAGGTTGTACTGAACTGTCATTGCTCAATGTGAAATCTTCTGTGATCATATAAACTTTGTTGTGATTGGAAAATTTAATCATGTCACCTTTTTTCAATGTGCCATTTGCCGTGCTGTCCTCAACAACACCAACTGCTGATGATCCCGCTGAAGTTGACATCAATGGATCCGCTGATGACACAGATGACACTGTCATTGTGCCTGTCATTGTGCCTGTCGTGTTTGAGATAACTGGAGGCACCACTGAGAATGCTTCCACCTGTCCATCCTGTTGAACTATGAATGAAAAGATAGAATTGAAATCTGATCTTGACAGGGCTGGTGATTTCAGTTTGAAACTCCAATATTGGGCACCTGATTTTATTCTTTGTGTCTGTCCTGAAACAGATTCAGTCAATCTTGATTTGGTGTTGGATTGAAGATCCAATGCTATGAAACCTGCTGTGGGAAATGTTCCTGACATTATACTAATCTAGCCCTTCCTCTTTCTGTTAGACCCCTGTTTATTAAACTAATTATCAGTTCTTGCCTCTGGGTCAATAATTCATCAAAGCCTCTGGCATCAACTGTGGAAATATTGAAATTGATAGTGACACCTTCTGAATCATCTCCTGTGATTGATGACTGTGATGATCTGCTAAGATCTGAATTTGATATGATCTCTCCTGATGTGTTTGGTATGAATAATTCTGGTCCTCTTTCTCCCACAATGGCTGGTTGTCCTCCACTGATATTACCACCATTTGCGAAGAATGGAATACCAAAACCTCCACCACCTGTGAACAATGCCAATACGGCCCTCAGTCCTATTTCTTTCTTCAATTCGCTGTTGATCTCTTTTTGTCTGCCCAAAACACCTCTCAACCATTTTTCAAATGGTTCCAATACCAATATGGTGATTCCTAATTGTATGAATCCCTGTATCAATGCTCTCAATGTTGCTTCAACGATGTTGCCCAATGCTTCATCCAATCTTTTGGTTTGGAAGATCACATCCGTCAATTCTGAAGCGGCAGTGTTTCCAAATGTGGTAAATGTGTCAACTAATACCGCGGTTTGCATTTCTAATAATGTGCCTTGATCAGTGACCTGTTTCAATGCGGCATACAAAGCATTCTGTTCAAATGATCTTTCTAATCTGACTGCGGCATGGAAGTTATCTTCCATCTCCTTTTTGAGCCTAGCCATCTCTGCGTTGAGCTTCTCAGTGTCTTCTTTTTGTTTTTGGATTGCCCTGTTGGTATTTTCTAATTCTGTGTTGAAATCACCTGTGTCTATGACAGCGGCTCTTACAGTTTTTGAGAATGTGCCAATACTGGCTGATTGATCATCAAAATCAAACACATCCTTGTATTTTTCAATACCTCTAGCCTCATCAACGAAGTCCTTAACTTTTTCTTTGGCAAAATTAAATCCATCAACTACTTTGTCAGCCGCTATTCCTAATGCTGTCACTCCAGCAATAATTCTTCCAAGAGGTGATTTTCCAAACAAAGTAAATAGTGTTGCGAAAGCAAGAGTCAAATTGTCAATATGCTTGATAGTGAATACAACTGCTTCACCAAGACCTTTACCCAATTGTTGTATCATTTGTTCATTCTGTGCAATGAACTTTGTAAAATCATCTGTGGCATCTTTTATAACAGGTGAGAGTCCCTGTCCAAATAGATCAGATGCTGTTCTTATCTGGATACCTAAATTAGAAAATGCAACATTTAGATTGCCCAATAATGCCTCTGTGGCACCTCCAAATTCTTTCCTGATACCTCTTGCAAATGCTTCAGTGATCTTACGGGCACCTTCAGCCGTCTTACCATATTCTGATATCTCGTTCCTTGTGATTCCAAGTTCCTGTTCAAGTATTCTAAGGACTGGAA